GCCAGTTACTGGATGCTTGTGATCGTGTAAGACGCCGTCGAAGTCTACAGCTAGTGTTAGTTTAGTTGACATGAAACTTCAGTTTCCTTACCTCTCGCTGCTTGTGTTCCTTGCGTGGCTTGCTGTGCTGCATACCATATATAACCGCCATCATGCCGTCAGACCAGAAGTGGTCGTACTTCGTTAATATATGGCCGTCCTTGTCAGTCTGCCACATGAAGTTGCGGTATGACTTGATGAAGTTGGTACTACGCTTGGTAATGCTCATACGCTGCTCTTGTACATGTTTGATAGCGGCATTCGTGAAATTCTCGCCAGGGCCACCGCCTACCTTCTCAACACCCATGATAGAGACGCCGTACTGCTGCATCTCAGCTATACTCTTCGGTTCGGCACTATCAGCTATCGTTAATGTGTTAGCATTCGGTTGGTTCAGTATCAGGCTAGCCAGGTCACTATTAAACAGGTTCTTACGGTACACTAACTCATCGACGATGTAGCCGCCGTTATAATAATAGATGTCGCACAGTGCCGCCGGGTCGAGTGCATAGCCGAAGTCGAGGCCACGTATAACTAGCCTTAGCCTCATGTGGTACTTCATCGACTATCTGCCAGTCGGTGAAAATGCGCCCCTCAACCTCACCAAGTTGACCGAGGCCGTATACCTTCCACCACTGCTTATTAGCCTTGTGTGCCTCGATGTCCTCGACGATATTCTGGTCAAGTCCTTCGTTGTCCTTATAGGTAACAGTCAGGAAATTATAATCTGTCCGGTTTGGCATGACTTCGGTATACGCCCAAAACTCAGCAGTCGGATTCCAGTCAGCCCAGGCATAGTCTTTCGTTCTAACTAATAGTTGATCCCATGCTTCATAGTCGTTATTGTTTGCCTCATTCATAAATAAGCGGTCACGTCTCGGCCCACGTACCTTACTGGCTTGGTCAGTACTAAAGAACTCCAGCTTACTACCGCTCTCGAATGTATATGTATAATCCGTCTTGCTCCACCGGGCATCACGCCAGTAGCCATGCTCGGTCATAATGTTCTTGAAGTCACGCATAGCACCACGGCGGAGATGAGGAAAACTTTCACTGACTACACTGGTCAGGGTAGGGGATGTGTCAGTCTGCGCATCGTCTATCAGTAGCTGTAGTATGCTAATCGTCTTGCCGGCAGATGTACCGCCAGCCACGAACCTGATACGTTTCCGCTGCCGGGCAAGTTTCTCAGTCGTGGTGGTTAGCGTGTAGGGCATTAGTAATCTTTAGCACCTTCAATAGCCCAGTCAATTAACTCATAAGGATTATTGCTCACAGCAGATATGAAGCCAACCCGCGTACGTGGATAAACCTGTATAGTCCAAATGTCTTTAGAATAGTCTATATCTCCAACTTCATCATAGAAACCATCACCATTACCCATCTCGGTTATATACTTCTTAGCATCTTCGTACATTGCTTTATGTGGATTAAACTCTAGATGAAAGTTGCAGTCCGTAACGGCTGCAAGTTGTAGCAGTTTATCGAGTCATCACCCTCATCCAATTGCTTCTTAGCAAGGCCGCCTATGATCGGCTGGACAATCTCATGCTTGTTATTCAACCTCTGACTTATCTACCCATCCAAAGTTGTTTTTGAGGTTGAATATAACACCCGCTGCATTGCGTCCTTCATGGAGTTGATTCTCGTTATATTCCTCTACACGAAACCTAGAATCTTTTATAGTGTCCATATATTCATCACGTTCTGAGTAATTTAGCAATGCCTGTCGGCTTAATCCGATAGCCCTAGCCAACCCTGACATGGTATATGGTGCTGGCATTGAAACGGTTATGGTTTCGCCTAACTTGTCGCTGTACACATCCCTAGTACGGTTATCGCAATAAGCAAAATAGTCCTCAATTGCCATCTGCAAGGCTTTGACTGTCTTATATTTCAGAGGACGACCAACAGGATTCTTAACTAAGTTATTCTGTGGTGTGCCCAAGAGTTACATCCATAACGGCATGGTAGCCTTTGTTACGTTGCTATTACTGCTAATGTATCACATCAACAATGTGATGTCTACATACTGGATAATGAATATTCGGCACATGGTGCCCGAGTCTCATGCAGCTATGACACTTGTTATGCCGGTACCATAGTAAAACGGCTACGATAAGTGGTATGGCTGTCAGTAGGTCGCCACCAACGCCACTCCACCAAAGGTACCATGCCCCGTTTGCATTCGTCAGGCCAAGCGGTCCCATCTGACTTATGCGTTACCTGGTAGGGATGCTGGGGCTGTCACATCTGCCGATAACGTCTCTGGTTGCTTTGGTGTATCTGTTGCCGGTACCTGAGTTGTCTCAGTGTCCAACCGTGGGTCGTGGGTACCGGCGGCTGTGTTGTCAACAATCGGCTGGGCTGGGACTACTTCAGTTTTCGGCGTACCAATGTTGCTACTGCCGCCACCACTTAGTACCTGCTCAGCTCCGGCTGGGATTGGTGCCAGGTTGACGTTACTATCAATATTCTCAGCTGCCGCTGCATCCATCGCACTGGCTGGCAACTCTGGCGTATCACGGTTAAAGACACTTTCAGCCCATTGTACTGCCCTGTCCATGTCATCAAAGTATCGTGTGACTGTTGCCTGGAACTTCTCACCCTGCTGGGTAATATTGTGCTTATCAGTCTGGCTTGCGTTACTGTCTGCCATTACTTCTTGTCTTTCTTGTCAGTGTTATCTTGATCTTTTTTAGGTAGCTCTGGATTACCAGCTTCCGGCTTTGGATGTAGTCCAGCCTTAACCTGGTCACGTTCGCCGTCGGTCACAACTCGTTCACTGTTCTGTCCCGTAGCTGGTGCGTGGACGTCAGCATTGAGTGCTACAGCGTCGGCCTCGGTCATTTCACTGGCTGGCTTTTCTGGTACTGGTACTGATGGGTCATAGGTATCTGTCATATGAGTAATTCTCCTTAGCTTATTTTGCTATTGTACTACATTATTTGGTTTGTCCTCTGTAGGATAATCCTCAGGATGTTGACTCAGATTCTCAACTTCTTGTATAGTTTCCTCTACCTCGGGGACTATATCAACATCACGGTCAATTGTGACTTCCATCACATTGAGAGGCGTTATAAACATCCTATCCACTGTTTCAAACATCTGCTGCGTATAGTCCTGCAATGATACGAATTGCTGCTGTGTCACCTTGAGGACATCAGGCAAGGTCATCTGTATAAACTTCTGGCTCCATTCAACACTATGGACAATCTCATCACGTAATTCACTGCCCTGCTTGTCGCTGATCCGGGCGTCAAGTATTGTCTGGCCAGAGGTATTAATTGGTTCTGGTCGTAGTATCCTCATGCCTTCTTCCCCGCAATCCGTTCCATCATATGTTGCAACACTCGCTGTGCACTCTCGATGTTCCGTGCATAGCGCTCAATCTCACCATCCCATTTAGGATCCTTTGTGATAATAGACTTTTGACCGCACATATCCCGCAGCTTATGCAGCCGCTCAATAGTGCTGACCTGCATCTGTAGTTCCTCTGTTGAGTAGGGCGGTTTGCGTGAGAAGATCATCCAGCCACCTTACCACACCGCAGACACGTTGACCCGGCATAGGGCATATCGTAGTAGCCATGTACCGGATAGGAGGCATCGTTAGCCCAAGTGTGGTGTGTGAGTAAACAGATGATGTTCATGTCTTTGCCCACTTTGCTGCTATCCGGCTGAGTTTGTCCCGGTCGGCCTGTTGCTCTTCCCGAACATAATTGCGCCGGGCAATCACTGCCTGGCGGATGGCACAGTCATATGCCAGGTGTCCATGCTCTTCACAGTAGGTACAGGCTTTCGACTTGGCTAATGCACCAGCTGGCGGCCGTCTGGATGTCTTACCGCCGAGACTACCGGCTCGCCTGGCAAGTGTTGAATTGGTACCAAAACCTTTGCTGACATGGGCAATGCCTCCCCGGTGGCCGACACGCATGTAAAAATCACTGCCATGGCGTTTGTAGTTGGTATCACGGGCAGCCTGGCCACCATCTACGGTCCCGCTCACCTGTCACCTCGTGGCAAAGCCTCGTTCATCCCTTGTAATACGCCTTCATGTGTCAAGCTAGACGTATCGACCATCACAGCGTCCGTCTGAGCCGTTGTCTTGTCCAACCCGTCCCAATACTCGTTTTGAGCACTAGAAGCGTCTGGGGCGTCTGTCTGTAGGTCAGGATGGATAGATTTCACACGTAACAGAAATGCTGACTGCTCAGCGTTCTTTGGTTCGTCAATGCCATGCAGCACACGGAGCATAGCGTCACCCTTTTCACGGGTAGTGGTAATGTGATCAGTTACTTTGTCGCCGTCCCAGAGGGTTACGAAGCTAAACTTGCCAGCCATTACTTCCCCCGCATTTGTTTAATCGGACTGACAGACACAGAAATAACAAACTGTTTAATCAGAGGACGTATCAGCTCAGACACGTTAGTCTGTTGCAGAATAGCTTTGATCTTCAGTTGTTCCATATCTTTATCATCTAGTTTTACTTGTAATAATGCCATACAGACATAGTATCATAGTCGCGGAGAGTGTCAACCCTCCTCCCTCATGATAGCCCGGATATGCGGCGGTATGTACGGCACTGGGCTGCCCTTACTGGTTATAAACCGGGGGTTAGTTGCTGGCTTGATAATCTTCACTTCGCCATTTAAGTGAGCAAACTCATCGACTGGCGGCCGCTTTTTCTTATAGCGCCAGTTCTGTGTGTTCATCTGACCATGTGTGAGGGCTTGGCGTTTCTTACGCACTTGGCCTGACTCCTCCATTATTGGTGAGCTTACGGGCTCTCAGCCTATCGATGACTGCTCTAGCGCTAGCGTACCCCGGACCATCAGCTATGGGATTCTGGGGTTTTGGAGTTTGAAAATTTAAGCTCTTCTTTTCTTTGTAATTCTTAATGTTATTCTTGGTGGTACTCAGTGGTACGGCTGCGTAGTACTGAGTGGTACGTTTCGTTTCCTGAGTGGTACGTTCATTTGGCGTCCGTAGTACTGAGTGGTACATAACAGTAGTTTTTACGTGTCCTTTGATGTTCTTTTTTTAGTAGTCCCTTCTCTATAAGCCGGTTTCGCATTTTCTGTACACCACTCTTTACCATGCCGAGATCAGAAGCTACATTATCAAGCGACTTATAGCACCAACCGTCTTTACTGAGGTGATAGACCATATCGAGATACACATATTCATTCCAGGTAATATCAAGTTGTTTACGTATGCCATAAAGCAATGTAGCGTACAGTGGCGTTTCGGTTTGTTGTCCCATAAAAGTAAAAGACCCTCTCTGTTGCCAGATGGGTCTTTTGGGTTCGTTCCACAAATATAGTAGCACGAAGCGCCCTTACTTGGCAACACTTAATAGTGATTTTGACAAGTAAGTTGGAACGAACTCGTCAACCTGCATAATATCACACAAAGCAGTATCAGGCTAGTGGCTATAAAACTATCAAGTTCCTTGACAATATCTAAACACTGCTCTACACTCCCTGTATGACAACTAATGATGCAAAGGCAAAAAACCATCATGACATTCAACAAGCTAGAATGGCTCAAATAAGCCAGGCTATTGCTAAACCTGTTGATTGGAGCAAACTACTGAAACCTACTCCTAAGCTACCAACGATTAAACGATTAGACTTGAGTAAGTACGAAGGTATGCGTGTCAGTCAAGCAGCCCAGCCTATCATTTTCGATGTACAAGATAAACTGAATGAGATTATTGATAGGTTGAATAAATCATGACTAACCTTCCCACCTCCCACGAGGTTCAACGTGCCCTTGCCCAGTACCTCGATGCTGCTGCCCTCCGGTGAGGTGGTACGGTTTAAGCGGCGGAGTGTGACGTTTCAGTTGACCAAAGTCATACCATCGCCAATTGAAATCTAAGGAGGAAGTATGAGCTATAGCGAAAAGAACGGCGAAGCAGTCATCAACTATCTGCACGACAACTACTATGATGACATGGAGAAGATGGCGCATATCAAGATGATTGCTACTCTCACGACTGATGTAAATACCCACTACGACAGCATACCCAGTATGATCGACAAAGTAGCGTTATTCAACAGTATTCAGAAGTCCTATCCACCTAAAGCCGAAGAACTAGCACGGGAATTTATAGAGGGCATAGGTTTTATCATGACGCTAGAGAAGACATCCAAAGATTGGAATTACTGACGTTGTATAATACCACTCATGCCCAATAAATACATACACGTACCTCAAAGAATAATCAGCTACGGCGAGCGTCTCCAGCAAAAGCGCCTAGCTAAAGCTGCGCCGTCTCCGTGCCGCTAAAGAAGCCGCTAAACCGCCTAAGAAGCCGTCTAAGGGCAGTAGGCAGTGGAAGGGTATTGTAACGATACCCCGAGTCAACATCCCGGATGAGGACGTCCTTAGGGCTGAGAAGCAACGGACAAAGTGGCTGGGGGATTTGTAGTATAATGAACTCAGTACTTTGACATTCACGGCCAAGTTTAGTTTAGAAAAGAGAACAAGTATGAGTAAAGTAAAGCTCGTTATTATGGAAGGTCATGGTACGGAAACCAGTCCTTATATTAGTGGTACTACCGAAGTTTTAACTCCGAGTATTACGCTAAAAGACAGCCAGCATATACAAGCGGTTGTCGAATATGACTTTGATGCAGATGAAAATGGTGAACGGCAAGTTAGCGATAATATCGACCCCGTAATTCATATAGGTACGATAAACAGCTTAATAGGCAAAGTCCTCACTCTGGTAGATGCGACGTTCAGCGACGAGACACAGCGTAAGGCTGCCCGTGGCTTGTTCATGAATACGGTATGGGAATGGTACGGCTTACCCGACAGTGTGCGAGATGCATGGCGCAAAGATAAATACCCTGACTATGAAAAGGGTTTTGACAAGATAAACGACGATAGATCAGTTAAATAACAATTAACCACTTGGCCGTGGTTGCTAGAGTGCATAAATAATTTGCATAACCATTACATGTAGTGTTACACTCAAATCAATGGTATGCTTCACAATTTAAACAACCAAGACTCACCTGTTTTGCTGGCTAGATAGTCGGTATATCGAAAACAGACATCGGGCTAAGCGGCCGTAATACCGCCCTAAACAAAAGTAAAACCCCTTCCTTACGGTTGGGGTTTTTAAATGGTGCCGCGGCAAGGAGCCTTGGCTATGTATTTATGGGGGTAAATGACATGTACTTTACCAGGCTATCTACTTCGCTTTAGATTCCACGGCCAGGTAACAAGTAAACGTTAGCACTAGCCCTTTAATTGGTCAACAGCTGACATTTCATACTTGCATTGAGCGTCTGCTTGTGAGATTATTCTAGTAATCTAAGTCGTCGAGATACTTCTTAGAC